ATTGGCGCGAGCATGTTACCGAAAAACTTTCGCCCTTGAGTATCACATGTTTCGATCCATACAAAAAACCATTCATCAAAGATGTAGAAGAAGATGAAGCATCTCGACAAGAAATGGAAACATGGATGAAAACGAAACAATATGATCGAGTAACCGAGCGCATGAAAACTGTTCGAGCTTACGACCTGAATTTGGTTGATCGCAGTGATTTTATTATTGCACATCTTGTACCCGAGGTAGCAAGCTGGGGAAGTGCCGAAGAAATAACTCTCGCAGTGCGCGAAAAGAAACCTGTGTTTATCAGTATGGAAGGCGGCAAAGCAAAAACTCCACTATGGATGCTTGGTATGCTTCCTCACAAATATATATACAATAGTGTTGATGAAATATTAGACATGCTTCATGCAATTGACGGCGGCAGCAAACCAATCGATTCGGATCGCTGGAGATTATTAAGAAAAGAATTTAGATAATGTTTGTATTAGCAGCCTCATATTTTGAATTTTTTACAGGTGATTTTTTAGTATTTGCAATTATCGCAGGAATTGCTTGGGGTATTCAGAAAAATAAAGAAGAAGAATTTTATAAGAAATAATGTGTTGACATTATATACTTTTTATGATATCATCTAGTATGATTAGTGATATTCGAGCTTTAACATTTGAAGATGAAGAGCAAATAATCCAACTAATCAAAACAAGTATATACCATGGAGATCAATTGCACATTGGAGATTTAGTTGCAAGCAATCAAAATGTATCAAACTTTTATCAATTCGAAGTATTCCCGATTATCATGGAACACGATCCAATATTTGGTTACTTCAAAGAAAATAAGCTCCTAGGACTTGCGTGCTGTTCTACAAAACTAAATCAAATGTATGAGTTTAAACAGCGCGTTGCTCTCGGAGGAATTACGATAACGCACCCTGATTATCGACGACAAGGAATTGGCACAAAATTAAGGCTAGCGATAGGGAAAGATTTGTACAGCCGAGGTATACAAAAATTTGTTTTTGAGATCAAACATGACAATGAAGCATCACTACAAAATGCACAGAAAATATCGCAAAACTTGCAGGCTCAAACGAATCTAGTTTCATTTAAATTCGAGGGAAATACAAATGTTTTTTGATCAAGTTGTAGAATACTTAATTGACCAAGAAGTATACAGCAAAAAGCAACGCAAGTTATTCAATGCACTTGCTAGCGTGTTTGTAGAGTTTCCTATCGAAAATGAACCGCCGAGTTCTGCAACGGTTGCTCTTGCTTCTAATTGCGGTGCAGCACTACCCAATGCACTTGCCGCAGGATTAAATTGTATCAGCGATCAACATCTACCAATACAGCAAATCGCACAATTCATATCAGACAATTACCGCAAGCCTATAAAACAAGTAATACTAGAAAATAAAAACAAAAAAATTCCGGGCTTTGGACATCCATCAATCAAAGGTGAAGATGATAGAGTTTTATATTTAATAAAAAATTTCGCCAATCTTATAGATAGTCACACAAATTTTTGCATTCAACTGCAAGAACATATGCCTGTACCAATGAATATTGGGTGTGCGATTGCAGCGCTTTCTCTGGATAATGGAATTGATTCTGAGAATTGTTTGTTTCTTCCTCTAATGGGTAGAATGTTTGGCTGGCTTAAACTTTACAATAAAACTCAAAAAAAATTCCACAAAGTGGTACCATCTTTTGAGAACATAAAAAATGAACATAAGAAAATACTTGATTAAACAAAAAGCGCCTCTTGAAGTAAGTCGGTTTGCGGACTTTTCAAAACAGTTAAAGCAACAATACAAGACACTTGATGGATATGCATTTGATTTTGACTCAACAGACGTTCGATCAATCAAGTTTTATTATAAAATTTATACCAAAAACACAGACTTTAACAGTAATTTTTTTAATTGGTTTTTTGAAAATGATATGTTTTACTATGCATTCTCTGCACATTTTCAACCAAGATATCTTGATCTTCCCAATCGAGGATTAACAGGAATCAATTTTGCAATCAAATACAATCTTACTTCCAAAAGAACAATTCGCTCGGTTTATTTTCAAATCGCCAGAAACACTTCATTAGTGATACACAATGATGGAGTAAATACATGGACAAACAATTATTCTTATATGTACAATCGTTTTATGATTAAATTTATAAATAAATTGTTTAAATTAAACATGCCGAAACATCGCGAAGCAATTGAAATCTCTGCGCGCGACAAAACTTTGCATGCAACAATTTTTCCACGCTTTAAACGAAACTGCCTAGATCTTATTGAGGCGCAGAGATATTGCTTAAACTTGATGCCTAACTTAATATCAGACAACTCACTTCCTGCACAAAACATACCTCTCGCAGTACATTGCAGTGATCCAAATTCATCCTTCATTACCAAGGGATACTCAACAAAAAACAAGATGCAGAAAATATATTTCGGATGTTTTGACTATAAAAAATCTATTTTCGAGAATTAGTACTTGACAACTTGAATTTGATTTAGTATAATCAACGACATGAACAAAAAAACAGCAAAAGAAATTCGTAAAATATTAAACTACGATCCAAAACTTTCTGACGCAACAAGCAAGCGAGTATATTCTCGCGCCAAAAAACAATACAATAAACTTAGCAAAGGCGCAAAACCTTTATTTATACAACAACTTAAAAATTTATATACCAAACAAAATTAATTATGAGTAATAACGTACAAGACAGTAAGACTGAAAACAGTCAAGAATCAAAGTGGCGCAGCCGTGAGCTTGGAGCTCTCTGGGTAAGAAACGGAAAGAATCAAAAATATCTTTCTGGAAGCGTAAACATCGAAACCATGCCAGGAGTTACAGAAACTCTCAAAATTGTTGTTTTTACAAACAAGAATCGCGAGAAGAATGAGCGCGCTCCAGATTATGTTGTTTACCGCTCGGAAGATCCAGTAGAAAAGGTTGCACAAGAAGCCGCGCAAGAAGTATCTTCTTCTAGCGCTAGCGAGAAGCAAGAGTCCTCGGAAGAAATTCCTGAAGAGTTGTTCTAAACCCCTTAGTGTAATAAACATTATGGAAAAACCATTCTGGCATAGCAAAAAGTTTTGGGCAGCTGCGGTAGCCACTGCAGTTCCCATTCTCAATCACGTATGGGGATTGGGTCTTACTCAAGACGCAATTATGCAGATTGCAACTCCTATTGTCGCTTATGTTCTCGGTCAAGGTCTCGCCGATCTTGGCAAGAACAGCGGCAAGTAATTGTTCTTTCGCATTTTTGGGCGCGTACTGGATTTGATTTAAATTGGATTCATATGCTGCAAGTCGAAGAGGTGCCAGGCTTCGTTAAAAGGCACAAACTTGTACATGGCAAGAATAAAAATCGTGTTGAGAGCTTCAGCCCTGTGGCTGAGGCTCTTGCGTTAGCAGCCTAATCGCTGCTACCCCCTCCCTATCAGACGCAGATACGGTAGGTGAGGGGTCAACCATCTGCAAAACAGAAAAAAGTTTATCCATATCACAAACTGCAAATAATTGAAATGGTTAGTTGGATGTTTATATCTTAACTATAAAAAAAATAAACTAAACTTGTAGATGTATATTTTTGAAGATTTAAAGACGCGAGTTCGAGTCTCGCCGCGTCCACCATTTTATGTTAGCTCCTTCCACAGAAAAATATATATTTGACGAAAGTTCGCGGCTTAATTTTTACGACAAGCTAGAAACATTTCAAGAATATTTTGTGGACAAAATGTTGCTTATGGGAGCGGCGGCGAATGGAACAAACATGCGAAACATACATTTTGAAAAAAACACAGATCATGAATATTTATTTTATAATATCTTGGTTGAAGCGATAGAAACAACCGCTCCTTTTTTGATTGCCGAATTGATAAATGAAAATCGCCGCGAAATGCAATGTTGTTTTTATGACTTTGGGGCAGCAGAAGGTGTAAGATACATATACATGTTACAAAACGCAATGGATTGGACTAGCGAAAATGATTTTTGTTGTCAATTACATAGTTTAATAGAACCCACTCAAGACATCATAAACAATTTTTGGAACGCATGAAAATACTAGACAAAATAAAATCTCTAAATCCTTTTGTAAAAAAAAGTGAAGACAAAACAATACAACAATTTGTTCTTGAAAAAATAGCCGCGAAAAAGAAAAACATAAAAGATCGCCCCGCAAATCTCACAGAACAAGAATGGCGTACAATTTTGGACGACATGTCATTTGGTTTTAAAGTCAAACAAACCAACACAATTTTAAAATCTCCAACCCGAAAACGCCAACGTGAACAAAAAGTTGAGCGCGCATTTAAATTATTTGAAGTGTATATAAAATACTTATGAATAAAAAAAATGATGATGAATTATTTATTTCGGGGCCGAAAGATTATGACGAACAAACAGATTCTTTTCGCATGGACTTGGAGAATTTGATTTATCATTACATTGATGAATATGATATCAATACAATCACAATCATTGGAGCATTACAAGAAAAAGTAGTCGAACTTGCCAATGAAGGAAATGTAGAATTTGATTCGGATATCGATTTAGATTAATTTTTCGCTTGACTAAAGCGCCACATTATGAGATAATACTCTCATATGAAAAAAATCTCATTAAACAAAGATGGTACTCCCCGCAAACGCCGCAACAGTGGCAAAGGCGGTTCCGCTATTGTGACCTTGTCTATTCAAGAGATTCTTGATCTTGCCGCGCAAGATGTTAACAAAATTCCTGTGAGTGAGGATTGGGTAAAGGGAAGACTTTACGCAAACTACCTTTCAGGCAAGAAAGTTTCTCATGATTTTTCTGATCTGCAATCTGTAGAAGACAAGATTGAATACGCACTTACCGACTTTGACAATGAATAATTATTTTTCTCATCTTATTGGGCAAGACAACGTAAAGAAGAAGCTCAATTTTTATCTTAAAGCATACGAAGCAACAAGCGTTTGTCCATTTTTAAATTTGGTCGGCGCAAAAGGTCTTGGTAAAACATTGTTTGCAAAAGAGTTCGCGAAAAACCTCAAGAATCGCGATGGCAGCAAGCGTCCATTTCTTGAGCTCAATTGTTCAACAATCAAAAACAACGAGCAATTCTTTGAGCAAATCTTTATTCCATTGATCATGAACAATGAGATCACCATTCTTTTTGACGAAGCTCACGCGCTTCCTAAAGATCTCACCATGGCATTTCTCACCATTTTTAACACCGAAAAAACAAGCACCAAAGAATTCACATACGAAGAACAAACCTTCACATTCGATTTCACCAAGCAAACATTCATATTTGCCACAACCGAAAGTGATAAATTATTTCCTCCATTAAAAGATCGTCTTAGCACAGTTGACTTTGAACAATATTCAAGCGACAATCTATCGGACATCATCAAATTAAATTGTGATGGAATAAATTTCAGTGATGAAGCGTTGCAAAAATTATCCTTAACTGTTCGTGGTAATGCGCGAAATGCTGTAATGAGAAGTAAAGAAATTTGTTTGTATTGTGAAAGTG